CTGAAGCAGCTTGAGGCGGGCCTTGTCGCGAAAGCCACCGAACGAACGCAGGCGTTTACGGCGCCCTGGGCGGGCGTTATGACCACGGCTTACCGGCTGGCGCAGCGTTACGGAACGGGCGACCTGCCGGCCATCGCAACGCCACGCATCAAAGCGGTGTGGGCCGATGTGAACACACGCAGCGAACTGATGCAATCGCAGGTTGGGACGGCGCACAAGGCGCTTGGCGTGCCTGACGAAATGATCTGGCAGAAAGTGCTCGGCTACACGCCGGACGAAGTCTCTGCCTTCCGGGTGTCTAAGCGCCGTGACCAGGCCATGCAAGTGGCTGCGATTGCGGCAAGTCTGAGGCAGGCGGCGCCAGCGCAGCAAACGCCGGTTGCACCTGCCAACCCTGCGGCATTTACTGAGGGGAATCAGCCATGAGCGAACCAATCACGATTTACTGTGTCACGGCGCACGAATGGGGCGCCAGGAAATACCAGCCGGGCGACGCCATGACGCTTGTCTCACCGTCGCTTGTGCGTGACCTGCTGGCCTCCGGGCGGTGGTCATTTGAGGCGCCAGCGCCGGTACAAGCGCCCGTGGTCGTGGCGCCTGTCGAAGCGCCTGTTGTTGCGCCAGCGCCGGCGCAGCCTGTGACGCCGAAGCGAAAGCCACGGCGGTTGTAGGTGAATCCGCTTCTGGCCGCACTCGTTGCGGCGGGCGTCATTGACCAGGCGACAGCCGAACGGCTGAATCGCCAAATGGATTCGACGGCAGCCAGGGCCTGGGCGGAAGCGACACTGGAAAGAGCCACGACGGGCGCATTGGCTGGACAGCAGGAGCGGCTGATCGAACTGCTCCGGGGCAATGGCTTCAATCCGTCCGATGCGCAGTGGCGCCAGTTTTGGCGCAACGAAGATACGCTCCTGTGGGCAGACCTGAGCAATGCTTACCGGGATGTGGCATCAGAGCGGGCGGCGGCAAGGGCGATTATCACAGCGCAGGATTGGTCAACGTGGGAGATGCTGAATGGCAACGTTGACGAGTGGGTGAACACCTATTACACGTCGCCAGGATTGGTAGACGTTGGCAGCGTGCGTAACCTTAACACGACGGCCAGGGAGCAGGTTGCAGAAGCCTTCTTACGCTGGACACGGGGCGGCAGAGACCTTGCGCCGGGCGCCGATGGGGGCTTGCCGGTGCTCATTGGAGAGTTGGAGCCGGTGTTTGGGCCTATGAGAGCCAAGCGCATCGCGATCACGGAAACGACCAGGATTTTCGTCGAAGGCAACCGATCGGTGAATGATGACAACCCGGACATCACAGGATACCAGGTGCTCACCGCGGCTGATGAATTGGTCTGTCCGATCTGCGGGCCGTTGCATGGGGTTTTCCGCGACAAGGCCAGCCGAACATACCAGCATCCCACTGAGGGGCCGATAGATGGGCCGCCGTTTCACGTCAATTGCCGGTGCGACGAAATCGAAGCCACGTCACAGACACAGGGCATTGCGCTCAACTCGACGTGGGAGTATGCGGGGGAGGCGGCCTGATGGAGGTTTCAATCAGGATTGACGACGCCAGGGTGCGGGCCATGCTGGCATTGGCGCCGGGGCGCATCCAGATTGCGATGAATCGGGCCATGACCGACGCCACGGTGCTTCTGCTCAGGCGCATGAAGGAGTACCCACCGCCCAGGCCAAACCAGCAGTACAAGCGGACAAACACCCTCAAACGTTCATGGTCACGAGAGGTGGTTTGGCAAGGTGGGGACGTAACAGGCAGGGTGGGATCAAACTCGGACATGGCGCCCTACAACCGGGAAGTGCAAGATTCAGAGGTTCAAGGGCCTCTCTTCCGGGGCCGTTGGCAAACCGTACAGTCGGTTGCCAGGGATGAACAGCGAACGATTGTCAGGATGTTTGACGAACGAATCAGAGAGCAAATTGGAGGTACATGGAATGAAAACGAAGGGCTTTAAGGGCTTGTGGGCGCTTGTCCTGGCAATCATCCTGATTGTCGGGCTTGTGGCCACCACATCGGCAGACCTGGGGAAAGTCTACCTGGGATGGATCAACGCCACCAGGCTGACGGTGAGCGATACAACCACGCTGACCGGGGCGGTCACGACCGCGGGCGACGTGGTCGTTGGAGACGATCTTACCGTGAGCGACGGCCTTGCCGTGACCGGAGATCAAAGTTTGACCGGTGCGCTTGGCGTAACGGGTAATACAACCCTGGCTGGTGAACTCAAGTTCACAGCGCCCTCAACCATTACCGTGACGGCAAACTCCACGATTGCCACGGCCGGCTACACGTCAATCAAGCTGGCGGCAGCCGGCACCGTCGGAACGGCGACCATTACGGGTTGTAGCACGGCGGGCAAAGTCACTATCCTGCGCAACACGACAAACCAAACGATCACCATCACTGACACGTCAACAATCATGCTGGCTGGCAACGCCGCCCTGGGCCAATACGACACGTTGACGCTCCTGGGTGACGGCACAAACTGCCTACAAATCAGCAAGGCAGACAACTAAGCACTCTTTTCTTGGGTACGCCCGACGGGGCGGCAAAAACACGGGGGATCACAATGACAGACGAAACGACTACGGCGGGTATGCCCGCTTCCGCACCTGCGACGCCAGAGCAAACGACGGCAACGCCCACCGGACAACAGGGCGGTGCGACGGCGGCAACGGAAACCATCAGCATGACACAAGCCGAACTCGACAAACTTATTGCCGAACGGCTTGACAGGGAACGAGCAAAGACCGCCAAACAGGCTGACGCAGCCCGCAAGGCAATCGAGGAAAAGGCGCTGGCAGACCAGGCGCAATGGAAGGAACTCGCTGAGAAGCGGGCTGCTGACCTGACCGCCCTTCAAGCCAAAGCCGAATTGGCCGAACGCCAAGGGGCTGTTATTGAACAGCTTTACAAGACCCGGCTGGCTGGCCTATCGGCTCCGATTCGTAAGGCGGTTGAAAGCCTGCCGGTTGACATGCTCGCTCGGCTGGAATGGCTGGACTCCAACGAGGCGCTTTTCAAGGCGTCCTCGACGGTGCCGGACATCAGCGCCACATCGGGCGGCAGGCAAGCAGGGCCTGGCCTGGGCGGATTGGACGCTCAGCAGTTGGCGGCAAAGTACGGCGTAAGGCCAGAGGCAGTACAGGCTTACGTGAGCAAGGGGGGTTGAAAAATGGCTGTAACACTACAGACCGATCTTGAGTTGATTCGCCCGCTTGAAGGGGCTATCATCCGGCGCTACACCGCCGGGGGAACCATCACGGCGGGCCAGCCAGTGGCTATGCTGGCAGCGGGAACGATTGCGATGGCAGACGGCAACGGAAGCGACCCCATCGCGGACTTCGTGATCGGGTGCGCGCTCAAAAGCGCCGCGGCCGGCGACAGGGTTGACGTGGTTGTGTACGGGCCGATCTCGAATTGCACGGCGGCGACGCCTGGCAAGCTGATCTACATCAGCGACACCGAGGGCCTGATGGATGAAACGTCAACCAGCAATGGCGTTGTGGGATGGGCGGAAAGCGCCACGGTGGTTTTCGTCCGGCCAGAGAAAGCGTAGGGGGTGACGCATGGCAACTTACGGGCCACGTGCCCTTAGCAACTTGGTTCTGGCGCCCGGATGGGACGCCACGGAACTGGATAACTTCCGTACTGAGGACAACATCGGGTACGGGCAGATTCTCAGCCAGGCGGCCGCGGCCATCGGCGCGCTCAATGCCGAACTGACAATGGACAGCCTGTGGGCGGGGTTGGTGTCTTTCACCGATCAGCCAACGGTCGAATACCGGCAGGGAAGCGCCAACGGATTCGAGGAGCACACGGAATACGGGCGGCCGGACAGCTACCGCAGCGATACGACTGGACACATGCTGCCAATCAAGATGTATGACCGGCGCTTGGGCTGGACTTGGGATTACCTGCGGCGCGCACGTTCCGCGCAGATCGAAGCGGACATTGCTGATGCCATCAAGGACGCTCGCGATCTTTGGCGGGTGCGCATCCTGACCCGGCTCCTGAAGCGGACGGATGACACCGGCACGGGCTGGCGTTTGGGCAGCACGGGTGAATCTCCGGGCTTTGCGACCGCCTACGGCTCGACCGGCGTGGACTTCACGCCCCCGGCCTTCGGCGGCACGACCTTCACCTCAAGCCATGAGCATTACGTTGGCATCAGCGGCGGCGTCTACACGGCGGCTGTTTTCAGCGACGCCTACGACGAACTGCGCGAGCACGGCCACGAGCCGCCCTTCGACTTTCTCATCAGCCCTGATGACCGGGCGACGGTGGAGGGGCTGACGGGCTTCGTCAAGACGGCTGACCCGCTCATCAATTACGGGATTGCGACGGCGGTTGCGACCATCCCTGGCGAGTACATCGGGAGCATCAACTACTTCCGGGTGCGTGAAGTCCGGGGTATGCCTCGCTATTGGGGCGTGGGATACAAGAGCTACGGCAACTTGTCCCAGCGCAACCCATTGCGCGTGCGCCTGGAAAAGGGCAAGACGGCCCTGCAATTCTCGCTTGTGCCTGACCCGCTGGCGGGAAGCCCGCTCCATCCGGTACAAAACCTGATGTTCTACACCGAGTTCGGCGTCGGAGTCTACGACCGGACGGCGGCGACCCCGCGCTACGTCAACAATGCAACCTGGGCAGACGGCACCCCGACGTAAGCGACACCGAAGAAAAGGCCAGGCCCCGACCTGGCCGAGGGGGATTGAATGGCAAATCAGAGGACAATCAACGTCTACAACGTGACGCTGACAAACGCCAATACGGAGTACAGCCAGGAACTTCCGCCCAACGTCCGGTCGTTTGCGGTGCAACCGCGCACGGCGGTTGATGTGCGCATGGCCTTTGTGACCGGGAAAGTGGCGGCGTCAACTGCGCCGTTTTTCACGCTGAAGGCGGGCGGGGCGCTGGCGATTCACGAGCTACAGATGGCCGACAATTCGACGGTCTACCTGGCCAGCGCATCGGCGGGAACGGTCGTGGAAATCGTCGCGGGCAGTTGGTAGGCCGCGTGCTAAGAAAGGCTTAGGATATGGCAACGATAACGGCGACAAAAAGTGGCAATTGGAGCGACACGACGGTATGGGATTTGGGCCGCGCACCCGTTGATGGGGATTTGGTGCAGGCGGTGAGTTATGTTATTGATTTCGACGTGGACATCAATCAGCCGAGCACCGTGCTCAATGCAACTAGTGGCTATTTTCGCTACAACGGGGGTGCGACGCGGAACGTCACTGCAAACGCAAACTTGGGAACGCATCGCACTGCGGGGTTGATTCAAAATTCTGCTGTCGGGACGTTGAATTTTTACGGGATTGTAGTTGGCGGCAGCGGGAGTAACGCCTACGGCGCGATTAACAACGCCGCAGGGACGATAACTGTGACAACCGCAACAGGCGGCAGCGGGAGTTACGCCTACGGCGCGATTAA